GTATTTTATGCAGAGTTAGGTCGTGAAATATCTGCATACGCAGAAAAAAATAAAACCAAATCCCTACGATTCAGTAGAAAAATATTCGAAACAGATAGAAAAGGATGTGCAGAGGATGATGTATGGAATCATATGTTATCTGCATGTGATAAACTGACTCGTATTGGTACAGTCTGGGGCCCTAAAGATACCTCATGTCTCAATGAGAAAGAAAGGGTTATAGTTATGGCACAACTAAGGAAGAGAGCAAATGACAGAAAGAGAAAAGAAAGAATTGCAAAGTCAAATTCAAATTCTTGAGAAGAATGTCAGAGATTTAGAAGAACAACTACATAATGCATATAAGAGGATAAATGAACTATCGCAACGCAGACAGTAGTGGAAATGATATCCATGTAATCACAGATGTTGTATCTAATGCAGATACAGCTGGATGGTATTATGCATTTATGACATGGGGTCAATGGACAAAGAGTCAGATATTCTATAATCAAAATCCACCAATAACTGCAATGGATACTCACTTAAAATATGCAAGTTATGTTGAAGATAGTGAAATTAAAATTGACCCTACTATGGTAACAGGGTCTAAAGAAAGATTTAGTTGGTTCATTAATGTATCTAAAATGGAAAATTGTTATCATTATCAATCGTCTCAAAATAAAAACACAGTAAAAGGATTGACAGCAGACAATGTAGAGATTACAGAAGACATAAAACCAGAACCATTTAAAATTGGTAATTATGAAGTAACTCAAGAAATGATTGATGAAAATCCAGAGGCATTTCAAACAGTAGCATTAAATAATGATGGAAGGATACATTCTGGTGTTTATGACATGCATCCAGAAGTAAGAAGACTTGCAAATGAAATATTTGATATCTATAGACCACATTGTGAAGAAATTGTAGGTAGAAAATTTAAAAAAGATTATACAAATGGTTATCTAAACAGAAACATGTTTGGTGATACTGTATGGACACATGCAGACCCATTTGACTATACTCTAATTGTATACTTAAATCCAGACTCATATGATTTAAGAAAGTGGGGTGGTGAAACATTATTTTTTAATGATGATATAACTTTTTGTAGGGGTGCAGTTACACCTAAAGGAAGTACTGCATGTTTGTTTAAAAGTGAAATACCACATAAAGTTACTGGTGTTTCATGGGAAGCAGAATTTGATAGAATGGCAATAACATACTACTTGGAATTTGATAATGGCTGATATAAAAAATATAGATTCAATGAATGAAGAAATATTTCTTATTGATAATATTGAAGGCATGGATGTTATAATGCAAACTTTGTGGACAAATATTATAAACCATGGTTCATGGATACAAGGATTTCTTGCATATGGTGGTAACCCACCACATATTAGTATGGACAAAACAGGAGACCCAGAGTTTATAGAAAAGATTAGAAAGGAAGGTGGGTTCTCTAATATGATAACTGGAACTCTAGAAAAAAATACTTGGTATATGAATGTTTCAAGAAGTCAAGAAGCATTTACTCAAGCTGCATCAAAAGCATACAAAAAGAAAGAAGATGGTAATGAACCTTACTGGGATAAAGAAGATAAATCTTGGGAATTAGAACAAGATATATTTAAACATCATCCAGTAGTTCACGAAACAGTTGAAAATATATGGAAAATATATAAACCATACTTTGAAGAAGCATTAGGTCTTGAAGTAAAAGATTATAATAATTGTTATGTCCATGCATTTCAACATGGAGATTCTAGTTGGGCTCATCAAGACTATATGGATTATAGTGCAATAGTTTATTTAAATCCAGTTGGTATATGGGATTTAAGAAAGTGGGGTGGTGAGACATTATTTTTCAATGATGAGATTGACTATGTTCGTGCAACTACATGTCCAAAAGGTGGTAGTGCAGTAGTATTTCGTGGAGATATTTTTCACAAAGTTACAGGTGTTTCATGGGAAGCAAACTTTCCTAGAAACTCTGCGACTTTTTTCTTTGACAAAAAATAACTATGAGGTTATAATATATACTATGAATATTTTTTACTTAGACAAAGACCCTAAAACATGTGCAGAAATGCATTGTGATAAACATGTGGTCAAAATGATTATCGAGTATGCACAGTTGATGTCGACTGCACATCGTGTTCTAGATGGAGACCCATATGTATCTCAAACCCTAGGTGGTCGTAGAATACAAAGATGGAAACATCCTATTGCAAAGATGGAGAAAACACTATACAAAGCATCCCATGTAAATCATCCAAGTGGTAAATGGGTAAGAGATTCACAAAATCATTACAATTGGTTGTATGAAATGTGGACACATCTATGTGATGAATATACACATCGTTATGGTAAAGTGCATCTAACAGATAAAAAACTCAGAGAAATGTTACAGTCTGCACCAATGCAAATTGATGTAGAACCATATGTTGACCCATATCTTGCAATGCCAGATGAAGTCAAACAAACTAATGTAGTAGAAGCATACAAGAACTACTATATAAACTACAAGAAAGACTTTGCAAAGTGGACTAAGAGACCAGTACCAGAGTTTATGAATTTTGAAACACACGCTGGATATGCATCGTAATGTATGGAGATATAGTTGACATGGATTTTTTATATTACTTAATGTGGGTATATTCTTTACCCTTTGAAGTATTTGTATTTTTCTTTAATTTAGGTTTCTGGGGATGTCTTGTATATTTTATATACAGAGGTATCAGAGACTTTTTGGATAGATAATGCCTACATACGATTACTACAACACCAAAACAGGTGAAATAGAAGAACATAGAATGTCTTATAAAGACTTAGATAAGTTTGCAAAAGACAATCCACACTTAGAGAAACAAATGTCAACACCTAACATTGTATCAAAAGTTGGTTCAAGAACTGATTTTGGTAAGTCTGGTGGATTTAATGAGGTATTATCTAAGGTTGCAGATAAACATCCTAGGTCAGAACTTGCAAAGACACATCGTAGAAGAAGTGCAAAAGAAGTTAAGACAGATGAAGTCATTAAGAAACATGTAGATATACAGAAAAAACAAGGTATAATAAAGTAATGAAAAATAAATATGAAGAAATGGGATATACTGCCTTTGATACACCAGAGACAGGACATGTTACAACCCATGACGAAAGATTCAAAGATGTAAATGTAACAGGATATGATTTAAAAAACTCATCTGCACCAGCATTCTTTACACTTGCAAATGCAGGCTGGGTTCATCCAGAAGATACAGGATGGTCTGGTTGGAAAGTTGTAAGAAATGAGAACGACCAACCTAGAATGTCTTGCATATATGAAACATCTTGGTGGCATTCAATAGAACCAAGTCCACAAAAGTTTGTTGGTGGCCCATTTAGAGCTGCAGTTGCAGATTTTACTTTAGGTATGTCTGCACTGTTTTATAAACATAAGTTTTGTCCTATGACATCTATGCATGTTACATATGATAAACCAGTAGAGATTGGTCAAGTATTAGAAACATTACAAGATACAGTAGCAGTAGAAGACAATATCTTAACTCAAACTGCAATCCAAAGAGTGTTTGAAACAGATGAAATCGTAGGACATGTAACTGTAACACAGGTAATACCAAAGTGAAAAGAAAACCAATAACATATCCTTATAGACCTTTACCAGATGGATTAGTAATTAAAGAAAGTTCCATAGAAGGATTAGGTCTTTTTACAGAAGAAGATTTAGATGCTGGAGTATATCTAGGTGAAACCCATAGACTGGTTGAAACTAAATTTAAATTAAAAGAAGAATGGATAAGAACACCTCTAGGTGGATTCATAAACCATTCAGAAGACCCAAACTGTTTCTTGAATGAGAATATACATCATTATCAAGGATGGACTATGGAGTTATATACAGTCAAACCAATTCCAGCTGGTTCAGAACTAACAGTTTACTATAAGATTGACCAAAAGTAAGTGATAAAAAAAACTAATATGGTAACTACATTTCCAAATTTATTTGGATTTGCAGAAACTAATCTAGAATGGCCAGACATGACAGGTGTTTGGCCCATGCAATCAAGTTTTTGTAGAATAGAACATCCAGAATTAGAAGGTGATGTAAGAAACTTACTAAAACAAATGTTACATGAAATGGGTTACGATAGACAAGATTTCAAAACAAATGATATGTGGTTGAATAGATATGATGAAGACAGACCTTATCTTGACCCACATGTACATCAAAACTCTGCATTTACTGGAACATTCTTTCCTCAAGATGCAAACCATATAACAACTTACTATGACCCTATGATAGGTGCAAAACAAATGATGATGCCTAAAGTTAGAGAGTGGGGAATATTCAATAATGGTTCAATGGACATTGAGGGTGAACAAGGATTAATTGTGATGCATCCATCTTATGTGATGCATTCTGTAAAATGGAAAGGTGGTAAACCATCTTTCTCTATATCATTCGATGTCTCATATGCTGGAAGTATAGGAGATAAAGAATTTGGGAGTTATAATGAAAGCATCTAGTGTTACATTAAGTAGAGACGAATACAGAGAATTCAACGATAGAGTTGCAATACTTTCTGGAAAAGGATATGACCTACCATTTGAAGTAGAGTTTATTAAGGAAGACGATACATTTAAAGTTACCATTCATGGTAAACATGATGTTGATGAATTAGACAGAATGACCTCATGAAAACATTTGAAATAATTGACCATGGGTTTGAGTCTTTACCCACAGAAAATATAGATGGTAAAAGATATTATGTGACACCAACAGGTGAAAAGTATCCATCTGTAACATCGGTCACTGGACTTTTAAACAGAGAAGGTATTAAGAAGTGGAGAAAAAGAGTTGGTGAAAAAACTGCAAATAAAATATCAACTCAAGCTGCAAGACATGGTACATCTGCACACCAACTATTTGAGGACTATATTAAGAATGATAACTTTGAAGAAAAGTTCAAGGGTGCAATGCCCACAACTCAACAAGCATTCATCTCATTAGAAAAACAACTAAATCAAATAGGAGTTGTTCATGGTCTTGAATCACCACTTTATTCTCACAAACTACAACTTGCTGGTAGAGTAGACTGCATTGCAGAGTGGGATGGTAAACTATCGGTCATCGATTTTAAAACCAGTGCAAAACCAAAACAAGAGAAATGGATACAGAATTATTTTATACAGGAAACTGCATATGCTAAAATGTTCGAAGAACTTACAGGTAAAACAATAGAATCTATTGTGACACTTATAGCAGTGAGTGATGGGACATCTCAGTTGTTCGTTGAACAACCAAGTGATGATTATGTTGACCAACTACTAGAACTTCGTAGTCAGTACAGAAATGAATATGGTCTCTAGTAAGAATTCATTGCAGCCCACATTATTAAAAATGGTAGGGCAATGGGTGCTAACATGTAGAAAGAGAATGCAGTGAATTCTCTAATCTGGTGACAAATTTCACATCTATGTTCAATAATATAATTAATAGCACGACTCATTTTAAGTTCGGTCTCCTTATAAATAGTTATGGGTAAATTATTGATATACTATCCAGTTATAGATAATTATCACCTATATTTATAAAAGTTATATATTCGATTTTCAAAAAGATATGGCATATTCAGAAAAAGTAGTAAAAAGATTTGAGGATGTTTTAAAAAATCCAGAGAAACATGCAGTCGGTAGGTTCGACCCTAAAGACCCTAATGTTGCAACTGGACTAGTAGGAGCTCCTGCTTGTGGTGATGTTATGAAACTCGACCTAAAAATGAATGGAGACACAATAGAGGATGTCAAATTCAAGACCTATGGATGTGGAAGTGCAATTGCATCATCTACGATGTTCGTTGAAATGCTTAAAGGTAGAACAATTGAACAGGCAAAACAAATTAAAGATAAAGACATTGCAGAAGCTCTTGAGTTGCCTGCAATCAAACTCCACTGTTCAGTCCTTGCAGAAGAAGGAATACACAGAGCAATAGAAAACTGGGAAGAGAAAACAGCTCATAGAAAACACAACAACCCACCAGAAAACACTTGACAAATTAGAAATTAGTGAGATAATTATATTATGGAAATTTTAAAAAGATTAGTATTTTTCGCAGTAGATTGTTGGAGAGTTGTCATGGACAACAGATACAATCCACTAAGACACATCAAAGACCCTTCAATTCAAGGATATGTAACCATGGCATTATTCATAATGTGGTCTGGTTATTTTGGAGTGGTTGCATCTGTATACATGCAATGGTTGAACTACAGTATAGTAATGTCAATCATCATACACATGGCAGTAATCATCCCAGTGATGGTAACCAATGCAGTATTCATGGAAGCTGAAAAGAATGGTATGAACTGGGTAACTGCATACAGAACACAACAGAATCTTAAGAAGAGAAGATGATACTAACTAAAAAAAGATTTGCTGAACAAATAGAAACTATTGTACTGGAGAAAGGATTGAATTACATAGATGCAATTGTGCATTTTTGTGAGACACAACATCTAGACCCAGAGTCAGTGAAAAACCTCATTACACCACCTCTAAAACAAAAGATAGAAAGTGACGCAATGAATTACAATTTATTAAAACCAAATACTAAGAAAGGAAAAGGTAAACTACCAATATGAAACATTATAATCGAAGACCACAAAGACAAAAAGAATGGGGAAGAAAACCCAAGAAACCATCTGGGCCACCACCATTTGATGTCTTGATGAGAAGGTTCAAGAAGAAATGTGAAAGGGATGGTATAGTTGCAGAGGTTCGTAAGAGACAATATTACATCAAACCTTCTGAGAAAAGACAACAGAAGATGAATGATAAGAAAAGAAGAATCATGATTGATAAACTTCGTGAAGCACAAGCACTAGAACATTACAAAAGAACACATAGGAACTAGTCTTGGATGCAAAATTTGGATATGAGAGTTACAAATTATACCTTGGTATAAAGTTACATTACAATTCTGATTATGATTTTAACAAGTATCATGGAAAAGTAAGTGCATCATTTAGTAGTTATCTCAAAAGAAATGATAAGTTTCAGTTTGCAAAACTTAGAAAACAATACAATGGAGAACTTAAAGACTTTTACATTGCAAACTTTATGTACAAGGATTATTGGGTAGGAGATTTATTTGGTGAAGAAGCAAAACAAAACTATACAGAATGGAAAAAATACAAACAGTCTCTTCTCTATTCTTTCGAAAAAGATATCAGATATTTACATTCACTTGAAGGACTTTTGGACAATTTATTTAATACTGATAGTTCTAGCCATCCTATCATTCTTTCCAGTATTCTTTCCAAGTCGATATCATTTGGAACAGGAGTATTACTTGACTCCATATTGGGATGGAGTTCCAGCATAAAGATAACAGAACAATATGTTTGGCCAGAGGTCAGACAAAGAATACAGAAGACTAGAGGATTTATATCATATGACCCAAGTATTCTCAAAAGTAAAGTACTAGAAATATATGACAGTTGAAGTAATAGAAAAACCTTTATATAAACATAAAACTATGTCTTATTTGGGTCTCTCAGAAGACCATACTGCATATATTATAGGTAATGGGACATCTAGACAAGGATTAGACTTAGATGTCCTTACAGGGGACATATGGGGATGTAATGCATTGTTTAGAGACTACATACCAGACTACCTTACAATTGTAGATGTAAGTATCATGGGTGAATGTTGTGAGTCTAGATATCCTAAACTTAATAAATGTTACTTCTCTGGAGAATGGGAAAACCCATTAGGGTTTGAGGAATACAATATAATAAAAGAAACAATGGGTGTACCAGTGAGAGAATGGATAGACCCAAGTCATTCTAAAGTGACTATGCATGGAAAGGGTAATGGTAATGTTGGTATCCT